AGGCTCAAAACTTTTTCGGTATGTATTTTTGCTATTTCCATTTTTATTTTTTATCTTTGCGAACTTAACTCAAAATGTCGCAATCGGTAACAACAATCTTTTCACTTACTTGTTACTTTCGGGGACAAAGTTAATACATTTATCCACGCTTGTCAAGCACTTTTGTATTAAAAAAAATATAAAATGACTTTCATTTTGTTAAAACAAATATCTATTCTATTATGTATAAGGAACTTAAAAAAATACTGCACGAAGTCCAGGCAAACACAGATTTGTCCCAATTACAGATTGCCGAAGAGTTGGGAATGTCGCCAAAGGTCATGAGCGACATGGTGAATGGGCGCAAGTCTGACAAGTACACCTTAGCGACAATCAACAAGATTAAGGAGAGGTATAATCTTGTCAAGCATGACGAAGGTATACCTTTTTACGAGGTAGAGAATTTTGAATGTGGAACGCCAGCAGGTTTCGGTGGTGCACTTGAATCCACCAACCCCGATGGGTATTTCAACTTCCCATGGGTCAAACCCGACGGCAACACGTTCTGCATTAAAGCGCACGGCAACTCCATGCTGAACACTAAAGACCCTATTCACTCAATCAACCACGGTTCATTTGTCGCCTTGAAGCACAATGAGGTCAACACTATCCAATGGGGAGAGGTCTATGCTCTTGCCACCGCAAATGGCTACATTATCAAGAAACTCATGCCGAGTGAACGCGAGGGCTATGTCAAATGCGTCAGCTTCAACAGCGAGGAGTTCCCGCCCTACGACCTTGACGTGAATGAAATATATGACTACGCAATAGTAGTTGGCGTTGCATCAATAAATATATGGTAATCATTTTTTTATAAAGCGATGAAAAAAGGTTCAGAAGAAAGAGCTCTTTTCTATGGTTTTTTGCTTGTCCTTTGTATAGGATGGATTTTTACAAAGTGTGATGACAACAAAAGAAAAGACAAAGCAAAAGATTTAATTGAGAATATAGAGAAAAAATCGCCAGAATGCGAACACGAGCTACAAGAACTTGAGTGGCTTATTGATGATTTTTAGAATTATGAAACACACATTATTAATAATATCCACGGCAACACACGTTGCTACCATAATGCTACCAAAAACATTTACCCAACTCCCAATAACTTAGTTATCACTACACTACAACAACAATAAAAATCAAACGTAAATTTGCATAGATTATTTTCCGTCAACGCTGATATTCAGTAACTTACCAATAAATCAGCGACTTAAACAAATTATCCGTTAAGATTATTTAACTAATTATGTGCAATTATTCGCAAATATATGCATATCTTTGCTACCGATTTGCTACCAATTATTTAAAAATTACACTATATGTTACCTAAACTATCTTTAATCTATGACCGCAAGCGCAACCGTAAAGTCGAGGCTTGCATCTACTACGCAGGGAAGCGCAGATACCTCTCTACTGGCGTCTCGCTTCCTGATGGCGCGACATTCCGCAATGGCGTCATAAGCGGATGCCAAACAGCACCATCGCTCAACAAGACCCTCACGGCCGCAATGAGCACGCTTCATGCGCAACTTCAAAAGCAGATCGAGAAGGATGTCTTCGATATATCGTCTTTCTCTATCTCGCTCAAGTGCAACAACAACTCATTCTATGATTGGGCATCGGCAAAATGCGATGATGCGCATGTGAAAGAAAGCACAAAGGAAGAGAACAAGAAAGTCCTTAAACGCTGGAAAGAGCAAGGCATTGAACAGTTCAGCGACCTCACCCCCGACAAAGTGGGCAAGGCCGTGAAAGCGTTCCGTGAACGCCTGCGCCCAACGACAACACGCCTTTATGTGTCTCACCTGAACAAGCACATTGCACTCGCCATAAAGGAGAAACTAATCACAGAGAACCCTCTGCTTAACATTGACGTGCCTAAAGGCAAATCCAAGGATATCTGCTACCTCACCCATGAGGAACTGGAGGAAGTGGAAAACCTGGAACTCACAGGGAAGGCGGCACAGGCACGAGATATGTTCCTCTTCTCTTGCTACACGGGATTGGCGTATTCAGACCTGACAAAGATAAATGCGGGTGATATTGTCTACATTGACAAACGCCCATATATAATAGACCACCGCATGAAGACGGGGAGCAATTACCGCATACGCATCCTTCCAAAGGCACTCAATATCCTCATGCGCTATGACTTCAATCTCGCCCTCCTCAAGAACACAAGCGCAAACGCCCAACTGAAAAACCTTGAAGATAAGCTGTCATTCAAGAAGCACATCTCCATGCATGTGGGGCGTCACACCTTCGCCACTCTCGCACTCTCCAGCGGGGTGCGCATCGAGACGGTGAGCCGTATGCTCGCGCACGCCGACATTAAGACAACGCAGATATACGCCAAGGTTCTACAGAAGGACGTGGACGAGGGATTCGATATCCTCGAAGGCAAGATATGAAAAAACCGCCCTGCTCATCACGAGTGGGGCGGAAACCATTTTATCAACTAATAATCTATCTATGAAAAAACTCCTATAATCTTTTCCATTTGCCGTACAGGCGCATCCCGCCGAACATCAGGGCGAGAGCAAGCAGCGCAAGGAATGTGTAACCCATGCCCTGAATGAAACGTTGCCACCTGCTCAACTGCGGTTTGGTCTCGTTCTTCTCCTTGGATGCGTCTAAATGCCCACTGCTTTCGCTATGTGCGCTTTTCTCTTCGTGGGTGACGCTTTGGTCGTTTACGGCAGTAGATGCGCTCTGCGACGCCGTATGCGAAGATTTGCCGTGCTGTGCCGAAGATGTGTAGTCCAGCAGGCTCGCTATGTTGCCCACGCTGTCGTAGGTGTAGTATTTGAACGCCACATTAGTTTGCGTTGAGTCCTTGACATATTCAGTCACCGTCTCCGTGACGAAAATTGAGTCATGCACCGTCACAACGTCTTTGATGTGTACGGTGTCTACAACCGTGGTGGTGTCATGCACCAACCTCTCCATCTCTACAATCTTCTGTTGAGGTTTGCAACCGCAAAGGGTCACAAGCAGGCAGAATATCATTGCGAGGACGAACCCCACAACGATGGGCATACAGCCACGCATCGTTTCTCTCAGTATGCTACCCTGCGCCCTCATAGCAGTCTCTTCTTGAATTTCAACCACTCACTTTCATCATTGGTCTTGCCAATCTTGTTGCCCTTCGTGTCATTGAGCGGTGCTTTTGTCCATCCTATGACACCCGGGCAGACCTTGCCCGAGATGTCGTAATGTCTCACTACTCGCTCAATAGGGATGTTGAATTTCTTCATCAGTATCTTTGCAAGTCGCACGGCATTGTCGAGCGCGGCGTCCGTGAAATACCAGCCGTCATGGTTGGGGATCGCCGCCGATGCACCCGAACGCAGGTTGCTGCATATCTCGATAGAGATGGTGTTGGCGTTGGTCGCCTTGCCGTAGAGACTGCCGCCACCGCTGTATGCGTTCTTCTTGTCACCCACCGCCCAACATTTGTAGTTGCGCAGGTCGGGGTTGAACTGCACCATGTCGCGGTCATCCACCCCGAAGTCGGCACTCGCTCTCCTGGTCTTCTCCCAGGATACCTTCATATTCTTTGCCCTACCCGGTGCCGATGATGCTCCCGCCGTGTAGTGGATGGCGAGATACTTAATCGTGCGGTTGGGTGTTCTTGTGATGCACGACTGCAACGGCGCATAGATGACGCTGGGGTCAACGCACTTTGAGTTACTTGCGGTGGTGTCTTTCACTCCCAGCGCAGCCCAGGTCTTGGGACCAACAATGCCGTCAGCCTCTCCACATTCTTTTGCGTGTACCTTCTGGAACGCCACCACAGCATCGTGCGTCTTTTGGCCGAAGTCGCCGTCTATCGTCACCTTTATCCCCTCGGTGTTGAGCAGGTGCTGAAGCACCTCCACCTCATCGCCTTTTGAACCTTTCCTCAACTCTCTCATACGCCTTCGTTTTCTTGTTCCTCACTCTCTCTTCGTTTAACCTCGTCTTTCCACTCACCCACGCGCTTGTCCACCATGCCCTTAGTATAGTAGGCGATTCCGAAGATGCCGCCCGCATAGATGAGGCTCTGGCCTAATATCCATAGGACGGAGTCGTGGACTTCCCCGGTGGGGTCAATGGCGAAACCGATGGCAGATAGTGTGATACCGAAGAGCAGCATCACACATGCGCTTATCACCGCCAAGGCTTCTTTTGTCTCTTTTTTCATAACTTACTAACTTTAAAAATTTCTAACTATCCTCTGCATTATATAACCAATCAGGTAGGCCTCTTCCTCGCTGCCTTTCTCCACGCCGTAGTAGTTCCCTATGGCGTTCTTCAGATGCTCTATCTCGTGAACCAGCGTGTTCCACCACTGCTCCTCGCTTGTGGCGTTGCCGATGCACACGATGCTCATCCTCTGCCGTGGGCTCGAATAGGTCAGCCCCGCGTTCAACCCCGTCAGCACATCCTGCGCCTTGTAGATGTCGGCCTTTTCAGCACCGAGGGCGTCAAGCCAGTCACCTATCTCGCCAAGGTCTTTCTCCCTGATGTCATAGGCGATGACGAACGCCCACTTGCCTACTATGTCTATATAATGCTTTGTCATTACAGATATCGCTCCCAATGTATCGGGACATGCATAGTGTCCATCTTCGCCCTGAAACAAGCGAGAACGGCCTCTGGAACGCAGTCAGGGTCATTGATCGTCTCGTCTATGAACTCCGATATCTTCTGCTCCGTGGGCAGGGATTTCTTGTAGTCCGCCAGGCACATGTTGTACAGATACCACGCGTCATAGATGCAACAGTCTTCTACCCGCACGCCGTTGTTCTCAAGAACCTTCTCGACAACGTCAAGCTGCATGGGAGCGATTTTCTTCATCTCCCCGTTGGGCTTCTTGACCTTCATGTTGCCGATTGCCCACTCCGCAAGGGCTTTGCTGAAATGCCCCTGGTTGATGTCCATATACTGCGCCTCGCCTTGTGAAATATAATACTGCATAATCC